TTACGGTTGCAGGGAGATTGTGTTTTCAATGGTGTACGCAGCAACCAGATTCAAGGTCTGATAGAACAGGCAAACTTGATACTCGTGCAGCTTATGGTTTGCATGGGCGCGAAATGATGGGGTGGCTTACACAGCTACAACACATTCGCTCAAAGAATGTAATCTTTGTTGGGATTTTAGATGAAGTTACCGACGATTATGGACGCAAGCAATATGCGTTGCAAATCGAAGGGTCTAAAACTGGCAGAGAATTACCAGGGATCGTAGATGAAGTGATCACGATGGCTGTTATGGCGGGAGACAACGGCCCTTATCGTGCCTTCATCTGCGGTGCCTTGAATGAATGGGGCTATCCTGCAAAGGATCGCTCTGGTAGGCTTGATACACTTGAAGAGCCACATCTTGGTAAACTATTAAATAAAATGAGTGTTGGAGCACCACAGGCAGAAAGGCCACTTAATTTTGTAGATCCAAACACTCAGCATTCTAGCGAAGGAGAATTAGAAAATGCTTAATCTAAATAATGCAAACGTATCAGATGCTCCACAAATGGAGCGAACATTAATTCCTGCGGGTACAGTATGTCGTGCAGTTGTAAATGTTAAACTTGGTGACATGGAAATTCCAGAGTTTGGAACAGGTCAGTGGTTTAAGAAATCTCAAACATCTAAAGCAAAATGGATGGAGTTGGAGTTTACCGTCATTGGCGGTGAGCATGACAAACGTAAGTTCTGGGACAAAATCTTTGTCGATGGCGATAAGATGAGTCCAAATGGCATTCCAGTAACTAAAGAGATTGGTTTGTCCACTCTTAGAATGATTATAGAAAGTGCATTTAATATCGTTCCAACCGATACTTCAGCCGAAGCACAGGCTCGTAGACAGATCTCAGGAGTAAATGACTTGAATGGCATGGAGATTTGCGCTAAAGTTGGAATTGATAAAGGAACAAATGGATACGCGGATAAGAATAAGTTAACCGCAGCCATGACACCTAACCAAAAGGATTTTATCCCTTCTGGTCAAGCGCCAATGTCTCAGACACCTGCTTCAAGTCAGCAGATGGCGCAACCACAGCAACAGGCACAGCCCGTAGCTAGTGGTGCAGTACCAAGTTGGGCTAATCGCTAATCTAGCGGCACAGGTTTACTTCACCTGCTAGACCACCGAAGGGGAGCGGTGGGCCAAATACTCCCCCTCTTTTCTAGACAAATGGAGTCCCCAATATGTTACTGCGCCCTTATCAAGAGGCCGCTGTTAGTGATGCGTGTAAGGCATTAGATAAACACGGTAATACAATTGTTGTAGCACCTACTGGAGCAGGTAAGACAATTATGCTTTCCGCGCTCGTAGGTGAACGCTACAAAGACGGTAAAAAGATTTTGGTGATGCAACACCGCGATGAGCTTGTAAATCAAAACAAGTCTAAGTTTGAACGCATCAACCCATATATTACAACAAGCATTGTGAACGGCACAGTTAAGAACTGGGATGGTAATACAATCTTCTCAATGGTGCAGACAATCTCACGCGAGAGAAACCTAAGAGATCGCCCAAAATTTGATATGGTTGTTGTGGATGAAAGCCACCATGCAGCAGCCGATACATACTTAAAAGTTATTAACGCGGTAAAAGATGACAATCCAAACGCAGAGATTGTTGGCTTTACTGCAACACCGAATCGTGGCGATGGCAAAGGGCTACGCAGCGTTTTCAATAATTGCTCACATCAGATTGAAATCACAACATTGATTCGTGAAGGATTTTTGGTTTCACCTAAATCATATGTCATTGATTGTGGTGTAGGCGAACAGCTTAATAACGTATCTCGTAGGGGCAACGACTTTGACATGGAGCAAGTCGAAGCCATTATGAACCACAAAGTCATTAATGAGAAAGTTGTGACAGAGTGGATAGATCGTGCAGATGGACGTAAGACAGTTGTGTTTTGTAGCACAGTTAAACATGCAGAAGATTTATTAGAATCGTTTATAGAGCATGAGGTTGATGCCAAGCTTGTAACTGGCGAAACACCAAAGGATGAAAGAGCCGAAACACTATATGAGCTTGCCTATGGTGATCTTGAAGTGGTTGTGAACGTGTCAGTATTAACTGAGGGGTTTGACGCTCCTGCCGTGTCTTGTATCGTTCTTATGAGGCCATGTTCACAAAAGGGTACGATGGTTCAAATGATTGGTCGTGGTTTACGCACGATTGATCCAGAAGAGTTCCCTGGCATTGTCAAAACAGATTGTTTGGTTCTTGATTTTGGTACGAGTGTTCTTACACATGGATCTCTTGAGGACTCAGTTAATCTTGATGATCGTGAAAAAGGTGAGGCACCCTTAAAAGAATGTCCAGAGTGCGAGTCTTTTATTCCTATGGGTTCTCAGGAGTGTCCAATATGTGGACATCTCTTTGAGTCCGAAAAAGAAGAGAAGGAAGAACTATCTGCATTTACAATGACAGAATACGATTTAATGCAAATGTCACCGTTCCGTTGGATTGATTTGTTTGGTGATGGCAGCTTGCGTATGGCGATGGGTTTTGAAGGATTTGTCGGGGTTGCAAACACATCGGGGTTATCTATCTCTTTTGGTAGGACAAAAAGTGGGAGAGTGCAGCTTAAAGTCCTTGCCGTAGGCGGTAGCGCACAGGCTACAGCAGCCGCAGATGATTTCTTGCGCGAAATAGAAGATGGCGGTGCCGCCAAGAAAACAAAGAGATGGCTAGATCAGAGAGCCACAGAGAAACAACGTGAGCATTTACGCAAGCAAGGTATTGAAGTTGGTTTAATGGACTTCTCATGGACTAAATACAGAGCCGCATGCATGCTTAATTTTATGTGGAATAAAACAGTAATTGAACAAGCAGTGGAGAAATACCTATGATACGTTGGGCAGTTTATGATGATGGTTTAAGAGTTTGGGACAATGGCAAACTTATTGCAGTTCTCCCAACATCTGATTTTAAATACATTTTGTCTGATTTGGCGTTATGGTTAAGACATAACGATAAAGAGAGGCAAGAGGATGGCTAGGTTTGAACTCGTTTTATCATTAGCCAAGCGTAATGATGATAACGAATTATATACAGAAGAAACTGGATATGTTTGCTTTTGTAAAAACCTCAAAGATCTAGAGGAAATTACAGATACAGCAAACGAAGTTATCAAAGAAGAAATAGGAGAATCAGAGGAAGGCGAAGTTTTGTTCGGGTCAGCAGATGTTATAATAAACAATCTTACAGTTCTTATGCTGCAATACACAAATAGCGAACTTCCAAGAGATGAAATGGATGAAATAATTGATTTATTAACAGAACCACAAGGAGCAATACATTGATAGAAGAAAGAAAGCCAGTAGAAGAATTGGCATTTATATTAGAAAAATTCGGATGGAACACCAAGTTTTGTGACCTAACAGAAGATCAAGTCTACACACTTATATTCGGACTACAGGCAGCAAAAGATATATCATCGGAGATTGAAATTGGGAAGCTCGAAGAAAATTACTTTAAGTCAACGGGCACTTGGCCCCCTACAAGTATCCCGTTCTGATCCTGTAATAGAGTCTATCGCAAAGGCTGTAGACCGAGGAATTGTTCGGCTTAATGAGCGAAGAGAGCGGCGGAAGTACCTGGGAGCGTCAAGTATTGGCGATGAGTGCAGCCGTAAAATTCAGTATCGTTACCTAAATTACCCTCAAGATGAGAACTCTGGCTTTAGCGCACAGACATTACGCATCTTTGAGTTTGGTCATGGTATCGAAGATTACGCAGCCAAGTGGATTAAAGATGCAGGCTTTGATCTCAGGACAGAAGACAAGATGGGAGAGCAGTTTGGTTTTTCAATCGCTGATGATGAAATCAAAGGACATATAGATGGGGTTATCTGTGATGGTCCTGTTGATATGGGCTACCCATCTTTATGGGAAAACAAGTCAGCGAAAGACAGCAAATGGAAAGCTTTTCAACGCATGGGTGTAGCAAAAGCCAATCCCACATATGCAACGCAGATCGCTCTGTATCAGGCTTACATGAATCTAACAGAATGCCCTGCATTGTTTACAGTCGTGAATAAAAATACGTCTGAAATATACTACGAATTAGTTCCTTTTAATAAGGAGTTGGCACAGGCAGCAAGTGATAAGGCAGTAAATATCTTGACTGCATCAAAAGCAGGTGACATTCTACCTCGCATAGCTCAGAGCAAAGATTTTTATCTTTGCAAGTTTTGTGAGTTTAGGGAGACTTGTTGGAAAGATGAATGTAATTAGGGGTCAGCACCGTGTCAATGCTAACCCCTTGAAGTGGTAAATACGAGTATGAGGACAATATAATGTCATTAAGAGTAGTTGGCAATACAATATATGGTAGCAATCAAAAAGATATAGTCGCTGAGATTACGGAGAAAGTTCCTTCATATGTACAAATCGAAGCACTAAAGAATGCCTACCCAAACGGAAGAGTTGTTCGGAATGAGTTCTATCTTGGCTCATTGTCAGGTGAGGCAGGGCAATCTCTTAAAATAAACATTGATCCATCAAGCCCAAACTTTATGCGCGGCATGGATTTCAATAGTGGTGATGGGATCGGGGGCATATCCAAGATTCTAATGGAGGCTTACAGGTGGAAGATCACAGATGTAGCCGAACATTTCTCTACGTTCTTAGATCGTCCCCAGGCAGAAGCGCCAATTAACCCAATTAACCCGAACAAGTTACAGCAGCCCCAGGAAGAACAACCCGAACAAGTCAAGCAAAAGCGGGTCATTGATACTAACACGCCGCACGATGGCGAGTATTTCTACCTATCAACTGATGGGGAAGTCCTTGTAACGGTACGAAGATATATCGAAAGAGATCCAACAGGTGAAATTGTT